CGCCAGCTGAATAGGTCACGCTTTGAATATTGAGCGCGGCGCCTGTTGTGGCTCCTATCATAGAAATCAAAGCCTGAGTATTCACTGCCGAGTTGTTGATGACAAAAGTCTGAGTAGCTGCTGCCGCAATGCTGACTCCAGTGAATGTCACCGCGAACGCACGACCATTGGCTGTCTGTGGAGAAGCTCCAGATGCAGTGGATACGGGAACAACTACACCGTTTCCGGCTCCAACAGCGACCAAGTTACCAGCAGAAGCTGTGACGTTACCTGTTGTCGCCGTGATCCCTGTACCCGCTGTCACGGTGGTTCCCGCGGATAAGCTAGTAGTCGTGGTTAAAGAGCCTGGGGTTGTGATAGCGGCAGGTAGAGAAATAGTTGCTACGCCTGCTACCGTGGTCACTGTGACCTGGTTTGCCGTTCCATTGATGGCTATGATTGCACCCGTATTGGTCGCAAATTCGATCCAATTGCCGCCGCCTCCGTAGAGGTAAAAAGCAGTAGGTGAATGAGGAGGTGAATACACTAGCTGGCCAATCTCATAATTAGTCTGGTTGCTAGTTGGGGGATTTTGAAAAGGCAAAGGGGGAGGCAGTACAGAAATTAAAGCCTGACCGATACCATAAACTTGAAACATCTTGGACATACAAATACTCCTGTTAAGGGGTTAAAATTGCAAATTGCTGTATAAAATTCACATTAGTCAACAAAGATATTCTTTGAGCGATAATAGGTTGACGTTTAATGAACACTGTGCAACAATACAGTCGTATGTGTCACAAAAGGGAAGGAGGAATATGAGTATGAATTTTCTTACTGTAGAAGAGTTTGCACAAAGAATGAAGATGCATCCTGGTACTGTAAGACGAGCGATTAAATCTGGGAAAGTCTATGCCAGTAGGGTGAGTCCAACTGGTTTAAAAGGGCCTTTTAGAATCGCGGAATCTGAGCTAGAAAGACTTCATTTACAGGGAATGTACCAACCTAAGAAAAAATAAGGAGGAATGATATGGACTGGACTCAAGTAATGACAATCGTAGGAGCTAACATGGCTTTGTTCCTATGGGCTGTGCGACAAAGCAGAAATGATTATCTGCATTGTCAAAGGCTAATTGACACTTTCAAAGATGGCATGATGAAAGAAACAAAGGACTTCCACGGAAAATTGTGTTCTTTGGAAGAAAGAGTGAGAATGAAAAACCCAAAAACTGACCCATAGAGGTAAAATAATGAAAGATAAATTCGGGTGTGCTCCAATTGGAAAAATAATTTTCACCAATTTCGAAAAAGAAAAGGAATGGGACGAAATGGACCCGAATGTGAAAGCATTTGTTATGAAAAATCTCTATGAATCAGCCAAGAAAATGGAATCAGAAATAGCCATTGAAATGCTTTGTCATGTAATTAACGACCTAATAAAACGAATCGAGGTTTTAGAAAATGCAAGAAATTGATGGAATCCCTGTATGGGGAGAGGCTTTACCGGAGGCGGTAAGTCAAATGAAGGAGGCCATGAAATATGAAGCGGTTTACGGTGCACTTATGGCTGATCATCATATTGGATACAGCGTTCCTGTTGGTGGCGTTGTCGCCTATGAAGGTAAAATCTGCGTTAATGGGGTGGGTTTTGATATCGCTTGCGGTAATAAGGCCGTTTTGGTTGATGCCAATCCTGAAGCGCTTAAAGCAAACATCTACAGAACAATGAATGAAATCCAGAAGCACATAAGCTTCGGAGTAGGAAGAAGAAATGATGAAAAAGTGGATCACGAGCTCTTCGATCACAATGACTGGAGCGAACTGGGAATTCTCAGAGATCTTAAAGATAAAGCTATGGCTCAACTCGGGACAATCGGATCAGGTAACCACTACGTGGATATCTTTACGGATGAGCTTAATAGGGTTTGGATTGGGGTTCATTTTGGGAGCCGCGGTCTTGGCCATAGCATTTGCACTCATTTCATAAAACAAGCAGGAGGAAAAGATGGAGTGCACGCAGTGCCGGTCGTTCTCGATGAGAATTCAGACCTCGGAGCCCAATATATCAAATGCATGGAACTTGCTGGTCGCTATGCTTACGCTGGCCGAGATTGGGTATGTCAAAGAGTGGCGCAAATACTTCGCGCCAATATTCTGGAAGAAGTACATAACCATCACAACTTTGCCTGGAAAGAGCGCCATTTTGATAAAGATTTGTGGGTCGTCCGAAAGGGCGCAACACCTGCTTTCCCAGGTCAGAGAGGCTTTGTTGGTGGAAGTATGGGAGATATTTCGGTTATCCTCGAAGGATGTGCATCCCCTGAATCAGCAGCTACTCTATTCTCGACTGTTCACGGGGCTGGACGTTTACTTGGAAGAACTCAAGCCAAGGGAAAACGAGACAGAAAAACAGGAAAACAGCTCACCGAGGGAATCATCAATCGAGAAGAGCATGATGCCTGGATTAAACGAGTTGGCGTCGAAGTGCGCGGAAGCGATCTTGACGAATCACCCTACGCGTACAAAAGGATCGAAGAAGTCCTCAAAGCGCACGAAGAAACAATAAAAATATTGCATACACTGACACCTATTGGAGTCTGCATGGCCTCTTCAAATGAGTACGATCCATGGAAAGATTAGGATTTCAAGGGCCTCATACTGAAGAAACCAAAGATAGAATCAGCGATTCTTTGAAAGGTAAAAGACCTGGTGGATTTAACATAAAAGTAATCTGTGAGCACTGTAATAAAGAGATTGCAAAGCCAAATTTAAAAAGACATTCGGTGTCGTGTAAAAGATTGCACGAATGCATACACGCCTTCCCTAAGGGAACTAATTTGAAAAGACTTAAACATTTTAATATTTGTCTAAAATCTAATTATAAAATGGATGTTTATGAGTACGCAAATATGCATAAAAAACAAAAAGGGCAATGTAAAATCTGCTCGAAGATGCCCGAAACGACTCTGTGTGTAGATCATTGTCACAAAACGGGAAGAATTCGAGGTCTCCTATGTTCTCAATGCAATCACTTATTAGGATTGAGTTATGAAAATATTGAAATATTAAAAATGTCAATAAAATATCTAAAGGAATGGATATGATTATATTAGCGTTTATTGGCGGGATTATCATCGCCTACTTCGGACTCTTCGATTAGCTCTTGAGCTAAAATAGCTGCTCTTTCGGGTGCATTGTTCTTCGCGGCGTCGATCAATTTTTTAGCTGTATTTTGAGCTTTAGGATTGAAAAGCATTCTTCTCGAATAAACTTTCGCTGCCTCTACCCCCATGAGAAAAGTAAAAGTTTTCCAAGACCCTGTGAAGAAAGCTCGCGCTGCTTCAAGAGCTCTAATAGCCTTAGATGTCTCTCCAGCTGGCTTAATTTGCTTTAAAAGAGATTCAATGGCATCTGCTCCTTTATTGATTGTCTTGATATTCTGAAGCTGTTCTGGGCCTAAAACTTTCATGGCTAGATCATGGTTTTCTGGATTGTTGAGGATAGAAGATAGTTTCTTGAAGTTCATGCCATCAACAGTAGAAGCCTTTTCGATAGTTTCCATGAGGTCTCGGGTCTTAATCCAATGCTTCCACGCCTCGTTGGTTATTTCAAAGTAATGACCAAATTTCGCTGCTTCAGGGCCAGATTCTGCAAAAGTATCTTTAATCCCCTGCTTGACTAATCCAAGCAAATGTTCTTTCTGCTTCGGGTCTCCCCAATTTCCAGCTTTGCCCAAATTCCGGTAGAATCCTGTGAAGAATTCTGCTGTGTCTGCCTTGTCAAGCTTTGTGAGACCGTCTTTCATGAACTCAATGAACTTCTTTTGTTCATCGAGAAGTGGATATTTCTCAAGATAGGCAATGGCGTTTTCGATGGATTTCTTAACTGGAGCAGTATTTTTTATGGGCACGCTGGAGGCCAATTCTTCCATTGCTCCATAAACGTTAGAAGCTTGTTTTTCAAGGTAAGGTAAGCCGCCTTCAGCATACCCTGGGAGGCCTTTTTTGATTTGTTGTTTGAAGAGTTCTTCACTGTTTTTGACTCCTTGCTGAATGGCATTTTCCACCTTCGGCGTTAGGGTTGCGAACCTTTTCAATATATTTCTTTCTTCTAAAGCTGCCTTTGCTAAAGTAATATCCTTCTCGTTATAGCCTGCTTTTCTTAAGTCTTGGATAACACTTTCAACTTCTTTACTGGCTGAAGATATTGGCTTTTCTGCTTTCTTAAATATTCCTTTCACACTACTTGGGGATTTTAAAGCGGCGATGATTTCTCCTGCTGCTTGCATCCAAGGAGGTGCACCCGCTTCTTCAAGAGTCTGACCTACTGCGCCTGCTACAATCGGAGCTACGATTCCTCCACCGCCTAAAGAAGCTCCACCACCACCAAATTTTCCAATTCTTTTGGCATAGCGACCTGCGGCTGTTTTAGGTTCAGAAACAAGGCCTAGTTCTTTACCGAAGCTCTCTACGTCTTGAGAATTAGGAAGGCGTGCGAATCTAGGAGCAATGTCATCATCGTCCGATAACATCATTAGCTCACCAGCAGATGGTTTATAACCTGGCTCTTGCATCTTTGTTAAAATGTCGTGCTGAGCCGAATACATAGCCTTTTGACCAGGGAGTAGATTTTCTTTAGATTGAAGGCCAAATAAATCAAGAATGTCGCCATATGTTCCGAGAGCTCCAATACCAAAGCCTTGCGCTCCTTGCTTAAGCGCATCTTTAGTATAGAGTTCAACTGCTCCTTCTTCTTTTTCGGCAGGTTTTTTATTGAAATAGCTTAGAACTTCTTCAGGAGAATACCCCGCCTCTTGCGCCTTAACCATTTTGTCTTCAAACGCAGGGTCTTTTGTAGCCAAATACTCCATGATCTCCTGATCGGAGTATCCGGATGCCTTAGCTTTTTGATACTTCTCTTGATAGCTCATTTAAAAATCTCATCTAAAGATTGTCTACCCTGTTTGCTAGACTCTTGGCCTACCATTTGTCTGGCTTTAGCATTAGTTTGTTTTAATTGCTCTTCTAATTGAGACTTTAATTTTCTATAGTTTTCTGTTGCATATCTTTTAACTAAAACAGGATCAGCCCCTGAACCATAATGATCCATGGCAGCCTTGAAAGTCTCGTCCTTCAGATAGGCAATTCTATTACCTAAAGCAAGTTGTTGCGCTATGATGCGTCTACCTTCTCTAGTATTAGCCAAGGTAGGAAAACCCTGCTTAAATTGATCTAAGTCAAAGTTGGTTACGCGTCCAGGGAAGAAGTCTTTAGCTCTTCTTGCCATACGCGCGATAGTTTTTACATAATCTTGAGCTTCTGGCGTTGCAGCCGCTTTAAACCTTAAATCTCCAGTTTCCCAATCTACATTCCATCGTTCTACTCCACTAGGTAGAGCATCTGGATTTTCATCCAATTCCATAAGATGGTTTACTTCTCGATATTCATCATCTAAAGCATTCAGACGATTAACTGTATCGTCATAAAGAGGCGTATTAGTTTTCCTATGTTCGGTACGCATCTTAACAACATCAGCAGAATTTAAGCCTACGGGTTCAGGTAGCTCAGGAAAATCTAATTCGAGTGCTCCTAGATTGGTCCCAGGTATTTCTATACTCGGTTTTAATTGGTTAGGCTGAGAATTTTCACCGTCAACACCTCTTCCTGATCCTGATCGAGAAAGAAGCTTATTCACTTCCTTAATCGTGTCGGATAGCCCTCCGATGGTAGAGTTTTCTATCTGACTTTGCCATAATTTAGCTGTAGATTCAGGATAACCAGCATCTATAAGGTTCTTATATACATTCTTTCCAAATTGGGTTTTTTGCTGTATCTCTTTAAGTTTTAGTTGATTCTGTGGAGAAACTTTAGCCATTTCTTTATTGGAGACTTTCTCTCCTGAAAGAATACGACCTAGCACTTCTTTTTCGGCTTCTGATTTAGCAGTCTCTTGCTCTTGTCTTTCTTGTTGGTCAATAAGCATTCGTTGCTGAAGCATCTCTTGCCCTTTTTCCCCATAAGGACTTAAGGCAGAACGAAGCGCTTCCAATTTCTTGGACTGAGGAGCTCCTTCGAGAGCTTTGTCATGAAGAACGCTGTCTAAACTTCTATTAGCAAAGTAAGTATTGAGACCATTTCCGATCCCCTGTCCTAAGCTCATGCCTAGCATTTCTGATAGCTTCCCCTGAGGGTTGCCTGTTTCAATTACTTGAACCATTAGGTTATTCCTCCACCTTGCGAACCTTTAAACAGGTTGCTGATTCCTCCGCCAATCCCCTGACCGAGGGCTGCACCAATTGGGCTGCCCATGGCAGTACCGATACCACCAAGAATAGGCGCTAAGAATCCACCGGAACCTTGTTGCTTGTTGTAAGCAAATTGTTGATGGTTTAGGCCAGTCTGAGCGAGCTGGTTGTATTGACCGTATTGTTGTTGAGCGGCTTGGCCCTGAAGTTGCGAGAAGAGCTGAGCCAATTGGGATTGTAATCCGGATGCCGCGCCACCTAAAGCCTGACCGAATCCACTTGAGGATAGAGCTCCTCCACCTGCAAATCTCTCTGCAATCTGTGGAAGCATCTGCTCTTCAAACTGCTGCATATAGGGCTGCGAAAATTGATTGAAAGCTTCCTGTTGGTTTCCACCGAGGAAGTTATTGAAGTAATTTTGAGCGAGGTCATATCCTCCCCCTTGTTGCCCCATACCCATAGCTTGACCAAGAATGCTATTATGCAGCCCCTCTTGTTGCTTGGTACCTGTTGCAACTTTCTTTAATTTATCTGGGCTCCCGAAGAGCCATTCGCTAAATCCGCCCATAATCCACCTAGTTTTTTAAGTACTCCATGACCCAAACACACCATGTCAGAGCATTACCCGAATTATTTTGTATAATAATTGTATTTGTCGAGCTGTTATATCGGACATAAATAGAAGGATCGTTTAAGAAATAAGAAAGTCCTGTTGTATCGACTGCGCCCCCAAAACCTTGAACCGGATAAAGATATCCCATGATGTTCATCGGCTGAGTAGTTGATGATAAAACAATGTTAGTTGTCCCAGCAGGAATGTTTCCACCATTTAACATCACCAAATCAGCGGTAATTCTATAGGCATTTCGATTCTGCTGAGGGTTGCCTATCTGGTACCATTGCTCGAAGTTCGCGTTTTCCTGGAGAAGAAAGAGTCCGCTTTCCTTCGTATTTACCGCATTGGCTACTCGACGAAGATAGAGTAATAAAATACCTTGGAAATCCTTATCTTCGGGGTCGACATCCAGTGAGATAGGAAGTTGATTGGTATTTAGTGCCTGGTTGCTGGAAAAGGTCATTCTATATATTCCCTATATGTTTGATATATGTATAACATATATCAGTTTATCAATCTTCCACCCTCTCTAAACCAAATGTTCATGGCATTCAATTCCATGGGCGTTTGATGCGTAGCGAGCTGATTCATGAGATTGTCGTCGTATGTCAAACCAATGCGAAGGTACTGCCCAAATTGGGTGCTATAGAAGCGGTACCATGCATATTCCGACCCAGGAATATAGGTTTGACCATTGACGGGGCTTCTATTCCAAATGCCCCCTGTAGTGTACGCGCTGAACCCAGTTGAATCCGTATTGTCCAGCGTAAAATTGTTAGCATCGACAACGGTGATCGAATAGATGGCGGAGTTGAGCTGAGTCATGCCCTGTACGTTTGCAATGTAGATCAAAGTGCCAGTAGTTAAGCTGTGATCTGGACTCGTGATTTTACAAGGATTTTCTTGAGTCGCACCGGTGATAAATCCGCATCCTTGAGAAGAGTTAATGAGCTCTTGATTGGTGTTGATTAAGTTCGCTTGCTCTCCCAAGTAAGAGTTAACAAAGAGCTGGATAGTAGTAGCGGCAATGGCTGGAGAAGCAATATTTGCATCCATTTGGAAGTCAATAAAAGAGACTTTAAATTGTTTTCCTGATCCTTGGAATGGGTTGAAGTCTTTCCCTTGGATATTCATCTTAGGAAAGAGGGTGACGATTCCCCCTCCAATGTAAACGGCAGAGGAAGTAATGTTGACTGCATTATAACTCTGAGAAGCAAAATCCCAAATAGCCAGGGTAATGGTATTGGCATCGACAACTGTGACGTTGTAGATGATGTTATTTAAACCTGGGTCAGTTCCAGTCCATAAGGTATTTTGAATGTAGATAATCTCTCCGTTAGCCAAGTTATGGCTAGGAATGGTGACCTGAGTTAGTCCAGTCGGTGACCCACTAAAAGTAACGGCAGAAATTGCCATAGTGGGGGCATAAAGAGTTGTCACAGGTTGAGGAGTTTCGGCATCGGGATTCTGGTATATGGTGATGAATCCATGTTGGGAGCCAGCAGTGATATAGTCGACGTACTGTTGGTCATCTACGTTATCCCAGCTGACATTGCTTTCCCAAAACGTTGTCAAGCTGTCCCATGTGATTCCGAATTGGAATTGAGATGTGCCGAAACAGGTGATAGTGTCGCGGAATTTTGCCCAAGTGTTATTTCTATAATTGAAAACTAGGACTGTGTTCGGATAACTCTGATTGGTTGAGGCATTGGATGTGTCGACATAGTTCCAATAGACCAGTTCTTTTTCGAAATCTCTAGCTCCGTGGACGAAATTGGGAGCACTATTCTGGATTTCAAAGCTGAATACTTGCTCGGGAATCTGATCATCGAGACGACTCACGCCATTGGCCGCAGCTTGAATGATTCCTCTATCGCTGACAGCCATTACTCCTTGATCAAAAACAATAGGACTGAAAGTGCTAACGGCACCAAAATCGGAAGAAATTCTCTCCCAAATGAAAGGAAGTCCATATTCACCTATGTATCTTAATTGCCACGTGGAGTATTCGAAAAAGACTATCAAAGTATTTCTGAAAAAGGCTGCACTGACAATGGCTTCATTCGTAGGAGCATCAATAAATCCTCCCCTTCCGAAGACATCAGAACGCCAGCCATTTGTCTGATCTGTTGGATCTCCAATCTGGCTAAATCGGCATCTAGCGAAGAAATTCACGGCCCCTGTGAAAGTAGAGCCTGTTGGGCCTTCCCAAGTGTTAAGAGCGAGTAAACGACCATAGTATGGGATTAAAATTAAGGCTTGCCAGAGCGTAACTGTCGCGGTGACTAAAGGCTCAAGATTTGTCCAAGTGGTATTATTGTAATAGCGAATGGGATCATAAAGACCAGCCGTAATATCAATGTTGTTATTCGTTTCAAAGAAATATCTTAAATTAGGAGTGGCTCCCTGATAATTGGCTGCCCAGAAAAAGTCCGTATTCGTTCCTGTCCATGTCGTCCCTGGAACCAATTCTTGAAAACCATTGACATACTGATAGGCATACTTCGTATCGAAGAA